TCAAACATTGGAATGAACACAATACTAAGGTACAAAACTTAAACAAACAAAAGGCCACATTAGAATCTGCTGTAGGTCAGGCTGAGAGAACCGTTAAGAAGTACGCAAAAGAATTAGAATCTCTAGGGAATAAAACATGTCATGCTTGTGAACAAGAGTTACATGATCATAAACATGAAGAAATGACCAAAACTGCAACCCAACATCTTGGGGAATCCATAAAGTATTTTGACAAAGTGTCACATGACTTAAAAAAGATTGTAGATGAGATAGGAAACGATGATACATCACCTATGCCTAGAACATTTTATGATGCAGAAGCAGAAGCACTTGGACATAAAAACAATTTAACTAGCCTCGAGAATAGCCTAACTCTAAAAATTGATGAACAAAATCCCTATGAGGAACAGATTCAAGAATTAAATCGTACTGCTATTCAAGAAATTAATTGGGAAGTTGTTAACGAACTAATAAAACTTAAAGATCATCAAGAATTTCTTCACAAGTTGTTAACAAATAAAGATAGTTTTATCCGTAAGAAGATTATTGATCAAAACTTATTGTATCTAAACAAGCGCCTAAGCTATTACATTGACAAGCTAGGACTTCCACATCGTGTGGTTTTTCAAAATGATCTTACAGTTGAGATAACCCAGCTAGGACAAGATTTAGATTTTGATAACTTATCACGTGGAGAACGTAACAGGTTAATTCTAAGTATGAGCTTTGCATTTAGAGATGTTTGGGAAGGCTTATATCAAAGTATCAATTTGTTGTTTATTGACGAACTAGTAGATGCTGGCATGGATGCCGCAGGAGTAGAATCTGCTCTAGCGGTCTTGAAAAAAATGGCCAGGGAGAGAAATAAGAATATATACTTAATATCACACAAGGATGAACTAGTTGGTCGCGTAAACAATGTTCTAAGAGTTATCAAAGAAAATGGATTTACCAGCTACTCAAACGATGTTGACTATGTCGAATGATCAGATAAACAAATACAAGGAGTTGTACTCTCAACTTGTTAGTGCATTTGCCGGACTTCATAACGAAACACTATTGTTTGTTAGAACAAGAGGCAGAGAACCAGGGCTTGCTACTAGAAAACACCTTAGAGCAGTAGAAGGATTTGCTAAAGAATTAAAAAGGCAAGGACTACTAGTGTACAAAGAACATGTAGCAAACTTAAAAGCAGAGAAAAAACTGCAAAGAGAAGAAAAAGCAAGGCCAAAAAGAACAAAGCCAATGCCAAGAAAACCAAAAAAGGAAAAACAAAATGACAACAATTAACGAACAATTACAAACACAATTTGCAGAATTTTTAGCAGAAGATGCAAAATTTTCAGGTGGTAACAGCGCAGCCGGAACTCGTAGTCGCAAGGCTCTAGCAGAGTTAAGTAAGCTAGTAAAAGCAAGACGCAATGAGATCACAGAAGAAAAGAATGCTCGCAAGGAAGCTAAGACAGCAAAGTAATCAATGACTTGGTACCATAAAGGTTCTATAGTTACAGAACTGCCTGAAGATTGTGTGGGATTTGTTTATCTTATCTCATGCAATACTTCTGGCAGACTCTACATAGGCAAAAAGTTAGCAAAATTTAGTAAAACGACCTACAAAACTGTAAAGTTAAAGAACGGCACAAAGAAGAAAAAGAAGATCAGAAGCAAAATAAACAGCGACTGGCAAGAATATTATGGCTCAAATATAGAACTTAACAAAGACGTTGAGTTATTTGGCAAAGAAAATTTCACAAGAGAAATATTGCACTACTGTAAAAGCAAAGCAGAAACATCTTACATTGAGGCCCGCGAACAATTCGACCGCAAAGTATTAGAATCCGATGAATACTATAACGGACAAATTTCTGTCCGTGTCCATGGCTCTCACATTAAATCCAAAATTTAATTCAGTTTAAGCTCGCACAGGCTAATATCGTGTGCCGAACAGAAGAAACCTGGACCTAGGGTCGCAGGAATCCGCAGTCTTGCCGCTGAAGCAAGCACTTAACCACCATCCTTTACAGGACGAGGATCGCAAATTCGCCGCGGTTTGGTTATTTGAAACAAGAATTTAGGCAAAATGAAGGGTTAGAGACACCCTACGTTTGTATGTATGTTAGCGTATATATGCAAACCGCCGCTGGAATAAGACACTGCTCGTGGTACAGGCCAACCGCCACTGTAATGCAGTAACGCTAAGTGACATATGTTCGACTCGAATAATGTTTCTTTGCCCGGTCAGGGCAAAGTGTGACTGAACGATCTGAATAATATTAATTCTTTCTTTGAAAGAAACAATTGCTCTGAGTGTTAACGAAAGAGCAAATGAGCGTTAGCTCATTATAAATAACAAATACAATTAAATAATCATTATGGACTTTCGACAATTAACTGCTAGATTAGATCAAATAGAAAACTCTCCTAAGAAATCTATATTTGAAAGTATAGGGCAAGGAGATCAATACTTCCGTACTTGGGAAAGGGATATTCACCCTATACTATGTGAAGTTGCATTACAACCTGATCAAATTCAACAACTATTTAAAAGCATAGAAGCCGGTGCTGGCCGTAGTATGCTAGGTAAAGCTGGTGATGCAGTGGGTGCGGCCAAAGATAAGATCAGTGATGTGTGGTTTAATAAGTTTGGAGGTATGCTACAGAGCAGTTCTCCAGTTCAAGCATTTGATCAAAAGTTTGAAGAAATTAAAGCAAGTATTGCTGCAAAGAATCCTCAGTTAGCAGCCAAGTTAGCCAAGTACGGCAAGTTTGCTAAGAGCAATCCTAACCTACACAAGTTCTTGTTGGCCATTGCTGGTTCAGCCGCAGCCGCATTAGGTGTAGCAGTAGCAGGTGGTATTGGTGCAGGAGCACTAGCAGTTGGAACAGGAACAGGTATTGCCGTGGGTATTGTTAACATTGCTGACCGTTTACTACAAGGTCAAGCGGCATCAACTGCTGTTGGCCGTGGGGCAACCGCAGGAGCAGTTGCTGGTATTACAGCAGGTGCTATGGCAAAACTTGGCGGTTGGTTAGCAGGCCTGCGTGAAAAATCAATACCAATTGGAGACACAGGAATCGAAAAAGTTACTTACCAAGCTACAAGGACTATTAGAGGGCCCGGAATGGAAATGAGTGATATGGTTCAAGGATTTAATATTGCTGCTAATCCTGCAGAAGCAAGTGCAGTGCGAACTGCAATGAATGCAATTAAAAATGGTGACGTTTCAGCATTTAGGGATCTACAAGATGTTGCTAAAATAATAACCAGTAAAGAATATAAAGAAGGTATACAGGCTACAATTGGTGCAGCTAAACAAGTTGCGTTTAATAATGATAGTTTATTACAATGGATTAACGGGTTGACTCAGGTAGCAACAACAGCAGGTGGTGCTGTAGCTGGACAAGCAGCAGGTGCTACGGGTGAAAAGCCAGTAGCAGAATCACTAAACAGAAATCAACTCAACGAATTATTTGGAATCACGGGCAACAAGGTAGATGCTAATACATTAGAGAAAGCATGGAAGAAAGCAGGCAGTCCAATGGACAGCGAAGAAGTTGCCAAGATATTACAAAGTGCAGGTGTAGATCCTGCTGTAATTTCTAAAACTTATACAGACATGTTGTTGCCAGAACCGGCAGGAAAAATTAAACCAACGTTAGATGATCCAACAACAGGTTCGGTAAATACCAAAGATATGATGGATATGATTTTAAAATTAAATCCAGATGAGCAAAAACAAGTATTAGCATACTTAAAGAGATAATAGGAAATTATATGAATATCACCGAACTCGTAAGATCTATCAATACACCATATTACGAAACTGTGGCCAGTAGATTGCCAAGAGGGATCGAATCTCAGCAACACCTTTTAAATCTAGGGTACGTAATCACAGTCCAAGATTTAGGACTATCAAGAGCAAAAACCCTAGATGAATCTTTTGCCGTTAATTTAATTAATTCATATCACAGACAATGCATTAACGAAGGAGTTGGTTCCTTCTTAGGTAAGGCTGCTGGAAACGTTGTAGGAGCAGTGGGTGCCGCAGGCCGTGGAATAAAAAATGCATGGAATGATGCCAAACAGGGATATAAAGATGCTAAAACATCGTGGGATCCAAAAACAGGAGCTCCACCTGCAGGAGGAACAACACCTGCACCCGTGAACGGAACAACAGCAGTACCTCCACCTGCAAGTGGCGGGACAGAACCGGCACCGGCTGCACCGCCAAGTACTTACGCATCACCAGCTGCAAGCGGAGATACAGGGCGCCCATATGTTGCCCAACCTGATGCAAGTCCTGCACCAGCAGGTGATATGGGAAGTATAATGCAGGCTATTGATAAGTTAGACAAACCTACTAAACAACAGCTAGCAGGCGAGTTAGAAAAGAGTATTAATACTCCTGAGCCAGCCGCAGACAAACCGGGCACGGCGCCCGGAGCACTAGGTGCAACACCACCAGCAGCACCAGGTGCAACACCACCTGCTCCAGGTGCAGCACCGGCAACAGAGCCACAAGGATCTATATACGATCCTGCAAAAGCTGCCGCTGATAAATTAGCAAAAGGTCAAGCGGATCAACAGCTGGCACAACAACAAATGGCTGCTACTCAACAAGCAAATGCCGCAACTAATCAGCAAGATGCTGACATTAAAGCAGCCGCAGATGCAGCAAAAGCTAAATCAGGATTCCAACAAACCGCCGCAGATAAACTTGCAATTAAAGCGGCTGCTGACAAGGGAATAAGAGAAGCTAAAGAAAAGAAAAAGAAACTTAAGAGGAAAGTTGTTGCAGAATTTAAGAGCAACTTCTTAGGAATGATAATTTAAAAGAACGGTAATCCTGAATCTTTAGTAGCCTTAAGATTGTCTTCAATAATATTTGTAATACAAGTTCTATCTTCAGG